CCCAACCTAATTCATTAAAAGGTGTGACTGTACCAAGTGCTGTTGTTAGTTGTGAAGGTGCTGTTAAAGATTGTGTAACGGTTCCTTGATCACCCCAAGAATTTTGTCCCCAGGTTGTTCCTGATGCACCCCATGTATTTGCCATAAGGAGATCCTCCTTATGCTATACCGATAATAGCTGATCCTGCAGAAGCTGCTGGAAATTCTATTGTGAAAGTTCCGCTTGTAACGGTTTTATCTCCACCAAATGCAATGGCACAACATGCTGGATCACCAGAGGCTGTATCATTAAAAATTAAACAACCGTTAGCCGTGAAAGAAGCAGATGTCCATGAGATATTAGCAAAATCACAAACAGCCGTATCTGTTGATAAAACGGGTGTTACACTTGTAAGAGCTTTTCCTTTTGTAGAATAAGAACTTCCAGATGTATTAGAAATTTCGTTAGTTGCACTAAATGCTGTTGTAGTTTTATTTAAAGTTGCTGAACTTGTATATAAAGCTAAGTTAAAAGTGTTTCCACTTGATGCAGTGAAATTATGTGTCCCTGTTAAAATTTCTACTTTGAAACTGTTACAAATTGCTGATGTTATTGCCATATTTATCTCCTAATTTAAGGTGTTGGGGACTGAATGGGTATACGAATGGTCCCATCCGTGTAATCATCTCGTCTCCTTCTTCCAATTTGCTCCACAGCAAACTTTTCTAACTCTTGTTTATACCTATTTTCATATAGTGTCAACATGTCCATTGGACCTTTTAAAAATCCATATGCCTCTATTAAACAGGCATATAAAAGGCCTCCTGGAAAATATTGACTAAGATAAGTTCCACTCGTATCTGTAACTAAACTCGTAGGTTTTGCATTAAAATGAACTTTAAAAGCATAGTTTGCATCAGGAACTGGAGCGACCATCATACGTCCTGAAGTCGTATCTGTAGTTCCCGTAGCTCCTCCAAACATTGCATAATATTTAGGGGCTCCTGTCGATGTTTCAGCGGGAATAAATTCTTGTAAATAAGTTCTATCTTTTTTTTCTAACCATGTATTCACACCTGTTGTTGCTGATGTAGATGTATAGACCTGCATTCCTCTTACAAATAAACATCCTGCGGGAGCATTAATAGTTGATTGATTTGCAACTAAACTTCCAGTTTGGGCTTTTCGATCTGCATCAATAGGACAATCTCTCATCACCCGATATTCTGCATTTTCTATAAATCTGCTTAGAATAGCACCAGTAAAAACATTACTGCCTACTTCAGTATAACTTCTAAGATCAGCTTCTAATGCTGAAAGTGTATATCCTGCCATTATGCTCTAGTGTTCACCGGTCCTGCAAAAATCGGGAAACCTCCTCCTGTTTGTGTTGTACTAGCTGCTGAAGCTAAAGTAAAGGTATAACTATCATCATTTACTTTAGAAATTGAATAAGATCCTCTTACTTTAATTCCAGCTTCATGGGAAGATGCTGTTGTGGCCAGAGGTGCTAAGTTATAAGTAGGTGCTGAAGATCCTCTAGTTAAACCAGAAAGAACTCCCGTGCCTGTATTATTTGCGGTATATTTAATAGTTTCATTATCATTAGCTCCTGGTTGTATAACAATATAACCTGAAGATGGAAAAGCTGTAGAATCAGTTAAGGTTAAAGAAGTTGCCGAATCCGTAAGATCCGAAGCTAAAGTTGTTTCCAAACCAAAAATAATTGGAGTAACTCCTCCTACTGCAAAAACGACACTTCTAAATCGAACAGCATCCCCGGTTGATCGACCATGATCGGGTTCATTAACGGTAACCGTTGTAGTTCCTGCTGTTGAGAAAGGATCATTAGGTAAAATTTTTGGTGTATAAAATTCAGTTCTTGCTGGACGAGCTCTTTGTACTGCTTGAGGATCCGCTCCTACAGGTTTGGGTTGAATCTGTGGAGACTTGGGCTCATATTCTGAAGTGTGTACCCAGGCCCCATTCCATTCTCGAACCATTTCCAAATAAGGAAAAGCTAATCCCGAGCGATCTGAAATTGATAATGCATACTGTCCTCTTGAAAATTTAGACATAATTAAATACTAGGGTAATAAGTTTTAGGAGTTATATAAGTACTAGATGGTGAACCATCTTCTGATAAAGCTCTTGCTAATTCATCTTCATAATAAAGTTTCATTTGTTGAGATAATTCAGGATTATATTTTTGACTTAAATAAAAAGCTAACCCTGCTACCATACATGGAACAAAACGATAAGGAACATCTCCTACGTTAGTAAAATCTCCCACATCTTTAATTCTTTTAATATAATTATAATTTATTGTATGACCATTTTGACTTGAACTGGGAGTTAAATAAATTGTCATTGTTGTTTTATCAATGAATCTTTGCACCCAATATTGAGAAGGAGTTCCCGTTGCTGTTTTATTAGATAGAGCTTGATAAGTGGATCGATCAATTTTAGTTAGTGGAGAATCTACACTAGAAGCATTTCTATAAGAGGCTTCTAATATATCTGCTGCACCATAGATTGCTGTTGTATCAGAAGTACCATCTCCCGTAGATCTATAAATAATATATTCACTTTGATCAGTAACTAAAGTAAAACTAGAATTAGCTACTTCCCAATAATGCAAACCTCTATTACCCCATTCTTGAAATAAGATGTTTAAAGATCTTTTAGCTGTTTTTAATTGATAGCCCGAAGTTGCTTGTAGACCAATACGTTCGTATGCGTCTTCAATAACTTCATCAATAGAAAATGTCTTTTCAAATGTATTTGTGGTAGCAATAGCCATACACTACCTCCTAACCGTAAAATATTGTAACTTTATCAACGTTTGATAAGGTAGCATAACCACTGGTTCTACATAACAAACCGTCGCCTGGAATTGGTATATATCTTGCTATTTCATTACCCGCAGCACCTGCTCCTAAAGGTGTAGCAAAGACTGCAATAGTAGTTCCACTTGAACCCCCATCTTTAATTGTAATACTTCCCGCTGTCGTATCAGAAACATAGTATATTCCTAAGACTCTACACGGTCCCGCAAAAATAGCTGCTGAAGCGGCCATGTTTGTAGATTTTACATTACTTATATAAGTACCCATTTTCTCTCCTTAAATTTCTATGCTCCCGAAGGAGCATAGATTAATTATTTATTAACTCCAAACAAAAGTACCTGAGTTAGATACTGCATCAGTACTAAGACTGAAAGCAAAGTCCCAAGTGCCTTTTGTATAGCACGTGAAATACAGATAACAACCAAATGTTAATCTATTAGTTGCTGCATCTTCTGGTGTGAACGTTAATACCGTTTCACTTGCTATAGATGTGTCCATACCTATGATGTTCCCTGTAGTGGTTTCAATTTTTGAACCAGTTTTCATTACATCACTACCAGCACACGTAAAGCTAAGAGTAGCTGTTCCACCAGCTGTGTCATCTGATTGAAGATGCGCTACCACAGTTCCGACTGTCGCTGCTGGTAATGTTACCGCTTGAGCAGCTGCTCCTGTGAAGTTGTTAATAGTAATTGTATCAGCTGCATAAGTTAATGTACTTGACGTTGATACCGCAGTAGCCGTTAGACTTGTAAGATCTGGTTTTAGACCCAGAGTTCTTGCAGTATAAGCGCCTGTTGAAGTGTTTTTATTGACCTGTTGAAATCCTTTTTCGGATCTAACCGGACCATTAAATGTTGTGTTAGCCATGTTATATTCCTCCTAGAATATATAAATGTAGTCCCTAGGGACATGTCGACTATACGCGTCTACATTTACTTTTTATTAAAAATGTATAGTAAGTAGGTTATACCCCAATTTTAAATTTGGCGCAAGTGATCCTGTAGGTTTTGTATGATTTTTGATAGCGCTTAAGTGGCTATCGAGACTTCAGCCTTAGATTCTTCTATTTTGGTCAGAAGCGTTTGTTCTTCAAACTCACTGGCAATGATCTTTTTAACAATCTCCTGAATTTTCTTATCAATATAGGACATATTAATATTATATTTGCCCTCCTTCAGGTGTTCTTGTTGCCACTCTAGTTCCAAGGACTTCTTCGTAATGTATAGGTCTTGAGTCATTACTAACCTCCTCATAGGTTATCCATTTACCGGCTTTTACAGTAAATCCATTTTTTTCAAATAATACCTCATTTTTTCCTAGTTTGTCAAGGATAGCGTTTTCGATACCTTGAGGAGTATCTTCACACGTGACCATAAAATCCGCAGAATAGCCACAATATTTTATTTGAATTCTTAATTTTTTCATGAGTTTAAAAGTGTACATAAAAAATGAGGCGGTTTTAAGGCCGCCTCATTTCGTTAATTGTTAGATGTACTATGCACCAGGTGATGCAAAGATACCTCTAGGGTCAGATGCGCCAAAAGCGTATCTTTCTCTAGCTTTGTATCTAACGTTACCAGTATCAAAGTCGCCTTCCATTGATGTTTTCAATGGTGCTCTGTTGAAATACTTCATTCCGTTAGGAACGTCCGTAATGATATAAAACGCATCAGTGTCAGATAAGTAGTGATTAACTACGAACCCTTGAGGAAGCATCCCCATGTTTTTGATTGCGTTAATGTCATTATCAGCCGTACCAACTCTTCCTGGAGACTTCATCAGTCTTTCAGCAGTAAATTGTTGGTTAGAGTGCAGAATCATCTTCATTCCTCTAGCCGCAATTTTAAGACCACGTTCATCTGTGAATGCAGCAATGTCGATTAAAGACTGCTCCAAAGATGTTTCGTTAAGATCCGCTGCTGTTGATAATGTATTGCTAAACGTACCTGCAACAGTTGGGTGAGAAGCGTTTATTAAAGAAACTCCATCACCTGTTTTGAAGGTATTTATGCCAGGTAGTCCATTATTTAAGGGAGCTACTGATTTAACTTGTTTAGCGTTAGCCATAGAACGTGCTAAAGCTTTTGTATAACGAGAAGAAAGTCTGTCATAGAGGTTGTCCTCCATAGCTTCTTCTGTTATCGCAAATGCTAGAGCGATCGTTTCCATAGTGTAACGTGCTGTAAAAGTTTCTTGTGCTTCGTCGTATGAAACGCCTTGGCCTTCACCTTTTACATCTGCGTTTGCAAAACCACTTAACATTACTTCCTCTTCGAAAGCTCTGTCAGATGATTCTTCAGCATAAATTTCTTTATGCTCTTGGTCGTACCTCTTATATTCCAGTCCAAATAGTGCATTTAGACCAGGTTCTAGTTCTTTAACTAGCTGTGCTCGTGATATTGCCATTGTCTATATACTCCTATTATGATTGTAGTTCAATCAGGTTTGGAACAACTACTACGGAGGCATAAGCAGCAGTAATATCCTGATTCGAAGGATCTTCTGCTGATCTTAATAATCTCCATGAGGCTGCGTCCGCACTTGTATCGCCGATATCTAGAGTCGCTGAAGACTTACCAGTAGTTGTACTACCAGCAGTTGTATTCATGTCATACGTTTCTAAAAAACCAGCTTGCGCGACCGTGTCATCGGTTGCTACTACATATTGTTGTTGTGGGTTATCGAATACAAAAGCGTCTATATCTTCTGAATTCGCAGGTGTTACTTGTACATAATGGTTCGCCCATGTCGGCTTATTAGTTGTAGCCGCATTATAGAAGATTCCATTTAGTACACCCAGCACAGGTGCATCAGTCGTTTGACCTTCGACTACATATCCTGCTGCTGAAGCAACGGCCCCACCACTATATATTGTGGTAGCATAGTTTGCATCAATCTTGTACTTACCTTGTCCTTGTGTGGACGGCGTAGAACCTAACGTTCCTGCCGCAATAAGTCCAAAACCTTGCGTGTTACTATTTGCCATAGTTTGTTACTCCTTGTTTACAGTTTTACCTGTAAACGGTTAACTTAAAAAATCGTTGGTTCTAAAATTGTTAAAAAATTAACTTTTCTTAGTACCACCGAAGGTTACGCTAGTCTGTCGATCAACATTGATCGGCATACTTGGATGCTGTTCCTTCATGAGGTCGTTCTTAACTGCTTCGTCCCGAGCTTCCGTTTGTTTCTTATAATACTCAGTTCGTTGCTTCGCGAGCTCTTCTGATATCCTAGCCAGCAATAGGCCACCTACCCCTATAATCCCAGCGTACTTTCCGTCTTTAACAACGGGATAATCTTCGCCTTCGTATTCGTCGGCTCTTACTAATTCCCATCCGGATCTTAATTTACCCGTGACGTTCTTAGTATCATCGAAACCGGCGCTTTCGGCTCTGATCCATCTGTGCCTGAATCCTTCAGGCGGCTTGGGAGCATCTAGAGATGATGGAGGAGTCCATACTTTGGGTCTTTCAGTTTTAGACCTAGTTTGACTCGCACGAGAAGTAGTCTTTGTTTCTTTTGTCATATGCTTATGCCTCCTTCGTGAGTTTTAATTGTTTTGCATATTCTTCGAGTGGCACACCTAATTTTTTAGCAATTGCTACCTGTGAAGGCGTGAGTCTCACAGTTTGGCGTCCTGGTTTAACGCTTCTTGTCGCAGAAGCAACCGTCTGAACGGGTTCGGACGTTTTTCTATCTCCACTTCTATCAAATTTATGGGGAAAGTCAACTCTTATTCTTTTATCTATTTCCACATAGTATTCATTTGATTTAGGGTCAAAGCCTTCTTTTTCCACTAAATCTTTATGAATTTCAAAGGCTGTAAAAGTCATCGCTCGATCTTGACCGAACCATCTATTTTTACCTGCCCAATGTTCAGCACTAGGATCAGGATCCGGCAAACGTTGAGGAGTTTGCTGAGGAAGATAACCTCCATGCGAAAGTCTAGGTTCCGCTACAGAATCTTCTTCTTTTCCAGCCTTAGCTGCCGCTAATTTGGCATTATCAAAAGATAGCGAAGCTATTCTTTTATTGGCCTCTACTTGAGCTTTTGCGTCGCCAGCTTCAATAGCCCCAGCTAATTCTTTTTCAGCTGAATCCAATCCACTTTTAACACTACCTTCAAGTTTAGAAATGTAATCTTTGTCCACTTTTTTGAACTTAGATTCCATTGCTTGTCTATTCGTTTCTACAGCACGGGCATAATCGACAGCTGCCGCTTCTCTACGTTCAGCTTCTCGCATTCTACGTGTTAATTTAGAAATACGTCCTTGTACTCCTCTGCTATATTCTTCTAGCTTTTCGTCTTCTTGCGGTTCGCTAGTTTGAACATCAGACTGCTGATCAGATTCCGCAGGTGCGTCATCGGGCTTAGTAGCGTCTTCAGTAATTGTTGGTTCTGTTTCCTTGTCATTTTTGACCTCCACTTCTGACTCGTTAACTTTTTCCTCGGGTAATTCTACATTAACCCCAGGACCCGACGTATCTAATTCGACCATCGGTCCTTTTTTTTCTATTTTTTCTTCTGTTGATTCAGGCATAGTTTCCTCCTATGTTAATATTTATGCAAGATGCTTTTAGGATCTTGTATTGTTGCTAAGACTTCGTCTTCATTGAGGAGTCTTACTTCCCCACCTTCTATCTCAATCCTTGAACCGGCATAACGGGCAAAGACTACCCAATCACCGATCTTGCACCAAGGACCATTAGGATAACGTTTTTTATCCTGAAAGCACTCAGAGCCCATAGCAAGCACATTTCCACATTGAGATGCAACTTGTTGACGCTCTACTGTTTCTTGACCTA